CTACCAAAGGCCACTTTGCCCCCGGGCCAGGAGTGCACGCACGAGCGCGGCCCCAGGCCCTTCGCGGGTCTGGTTCATCGTCTGCCGCGGAATGCGAGAGTCCGGTTTCGGTGTCGAAATGGGCGGGTTGTCAGGCAGGGCCAAGGGATCGGCGGCGCCGTCAGTCTGGTACTGCGGCAGAAAGCTCTTTGCTCTTGCGAACCGGTTTGCGGCTTCCTGGTTCCCCGGAACATTGTAATCTCGAAAAGCCCAAGCTCTGTTCATCAGGCGTTGCGCCTCCTCGAGCGATTGAGCGGCGTTCAGCCTGGTGATCAGGCGAGGGTCCTCCTGCAGGAAGAACTCGGCCTGTGTCTGCGGGCTGATCGCACCCGGCTTTTCGCCCTTGGCGGCGGCGAAGTCGTAAAGTGCCTGCAGTCGGGTGTTACGCCACGACATGATGGCGCCTGATCTGCCGGGCTTTCCGCTCTTGCTTGGGTCGGACCAGGAACTATTGGCTCTCTTGGCCGAGAACTGGCTTTCGGACTGGCCCGTCGAGGCGATAGCCGCAAGACCATAAGGGTTGGTCACCTTGATGATCGACCCATCCCGCTGCTTATAGCCGTTCTTGATCGTACCCATGAAGCCGTCGAAGACATCGGCGTCGACGGGTTGCTGGCGGGGAGTGCCCCTTACCGCCTGCCGATCGTGGCGGCTGGGTTTTGGCGTAGGAACGGGCACTTTGCCCGTTGGAACGAAGGGATCGTCGCCAGGCAGCTGGGGCGCGGTCGCGGGCTGCTGGCGGCGCTCGTCCGTCGTCATCTGCGGATCGGGATATTCCGGCCGCGGCGTCGGAATGGGCACCTTGGTCCGCGTAGGGACGGCATGCGCGGTCCCAGCGGTCTGTGCCGCGATCGCCGCTTCAATCATACTGTCCGGATAAAGAGCGCCCGATGTTCCCTGCTCCTGAGTGACGAGGGCGCGAACGAACTTCTTTGCCATAGCCGGGTCGTTCAGTTGGAGATCGTCGTCAGGGCCGATGCCCATCATTTGCGCAACGTGGGCAGCCGCCGTAAAAGATTTAGGCGTCCAGCCGCTGTCGCCAGCGATCATCTGGTTCGGCGTCAGCATGCCCTTTCGATACTTCCTCATGATCTGCCAGATATTGTGCCGCATGCCCGCTTCCGGCGTGGCATAGACGACTTGCGGATCGCCCTGGTCGGTGTTCTCGGAAGGGCCGATGATCCCTGGCCCATGCTGCCCGACGTATTTGAGATTGGCGGGATTGTTGTTGCGCATGCCGGCCGGCAGGTTGGCGCTACGAACGGGATCGGACAGAATCGTTTGAAGCTCTGCCCCGTCGTTTGCGGATCCGGCGGCGCCGCCGCCAGCAATTGGCGCCGCGGGCTGTTGGCGGCGTTCGTCGGTCGTGACCTGCGGGTCGCGATAGCCAGGTTTCGGCGAGGGAATGGGTCCGTTGTCAGGCAGCGGAGCGAAGACGTCGTCGCCTGGTTCATCGGCCGCCATCGGCTGCTCGCGGCGATAGTCGGTCGTAACCATCGGGTCGCGATAAGGCCGCGGCGTCGGAATGGGAAGGTTGGCGGGCGGTGCGAAGGGATCGTCGCCAGGCTGCTCGGCCGCCCGGCGATAGTCCGTCGTGACCATCGGGTCGCGATAGGGCTTCGGCGTCGGAATAGGCCCGTTGTCGGGCAGCGGCGCGAAGAGACCGGCGCCGGGCTGGGCGGCCGGGGCCATCGGCTGTTCGCCGCGATCGTCCGTCGTCATCAGCGGGTCGAGACTGGGTCTTTCCGGCGGAACGGGCCCGTTGTCGGGCAGCGGCGCGAAGGGATAGTCGCCCGGATCGCCGGCCGGCGCCGCGCTGCCCTCGCCGCTTGCCTGCTGCTCCTGCTGGCGGATCGCCAGCCCGCCCAGAAGCGCCTGGACAAGACGCGCGGCCCCTTGCCAGGGGGATTGTACGGGGCCTGAATTCATGCCCTGCTGCAGCATGGCATCAGCCAGCTGCTTGCGCCGGTCGCTGATGTCGCCCTGTGTCTTGCCGGTATCGCCGCCGAAAATGAATGACGCTAGTGACATTGGTCCACTGCCCTTTCGTAGAAGACGCGGTCGAAACCGTCTGTCTGGATGGATTTTTCACACATTGTTGAACATGAGGCCGATCTGGATCGGACCGTCGTCCCTGTATCGGAACCGATCAGCACGCCGTTACCCCGCTGATGTCCTAGTTCAGCCGTCAATCCGGCGCGTCGGCCCACCACCGAAGAACAGCGACAGGAAGCCGGGAGAGGCCGGCGCTGGTTTGGAAGGCTGGCCTGTCGAAACGCCGGCACCTTGACCGGCGCCTGCCTGCTGCTCCTGCCGCTGTTGACGAACCGCCAAGCCGCCGAGCCCGCCTTCGGCAAGCCGCGCGATCCCTTCCCACGGCGATTGCACCGGGCTCGCATCCATGCCCTGCTCCAGCATGGCGTAGGCCAGTTGCTTGCGCTTGTCGTCGATGTCGGCCTGGGTCCTGCCGGTATTGCCGCCTGAGATGGTTGGGATCATGCCACTGCCCTCTCGTAATCGACGCGATCGAAACCGTCGGCAGCTTCGAACACGGCATCCGGGTGGACCCCGCGCACGTCATCCGACATCAGGCCGAGCTGCATCGGGCCGCCGTCCTTGTAGCGGAAGGCGTAGACCGGCAGGCCGTTATCCAGGGTGCCGACCCGTCTGATGTCTTCCTTCAGCCGCCGGTCGGATTTCATCGCCCAGCCTCCGAGCAGTGAGCCGCCGAGGCCGAAGAGACCGCCCATCGCGGCGTTCGACTGGGCGACCTGCTGATTGTACTGGCCCATCTTCTGATTGTAGTTCTCATTGATCAGGCCGGCCTGGTCGACGTTCGGCAGCTGCGTCGTCGGGGTGTTGACGTAGCTCGGCTGGTGGACCTGCGATCCCGACATCAGCGCCGAAATCTCGTTCAGCGGCTGGTTGCGCTCGGTCAGGATCGAATTCTGGGCATTCGAATACATGTCGCCGAGATACTGGTCGGAGGCCGCCTGCTTGCGGGTGGAAAAATCGCGCAGCGCATTGTCGTAGGCCGCCGAGCCCATCGAGATGCCTTTGTCGGCCAGGCTCTGGTCGAGGCTCGCCTGATCGCGATCCCACTGGTTGTTGAAGCCGGACTGCCAGTGATCGTTGACGTATTTGTCGACATTGCCGGCGCTCAAATCGACATTGGTGCCGAGGATGCCTGAGATCTTGCCGGTCTGGTCGTTGGCGAGCTTGGCGAGGCCGAGCTGGGTCTGCTGCGTCTGGTCGTAGATCGCCTGGTTCTGAGGCGAATAGGTCTGATAGGCGGAATAGACCGGCAGCTCATATGTCTTGCCGTTCTGATCCTTCATGATGCTCTTGCTGGTCTGCTTGTATTCCAGCGAACCGTCGGGTGTGTACTGGTTGGTGTGGCTCAAGCCGGCATTGGCGATGGCGGTGTCGACGTTCGTCGCTGTCTGCGCGGCCGCGGTCTGTGTCGGATCAGGCGCCTTCGGGGCCTTTGGCGTGGAGACCATAGGGGAAATCCTCCTTCATGATTGCGTAAAGCAGCGCGTCGCAGTCGCCGAAATAGGCCTGCTGGCGGCCTTCCAGGCGTGCGCCGAGCCTTGCGAGCATCGTCTGGGCGTCAAGGTTGTCGGCCTGTGTCCTGGCGGTTGCGCGCCGGCAGCCGAGCTGATGCACGACGTAGTGAAACACCGATCGCATCAGCGTCCGCGTCAGCCGGTCGGCGGCAAGCGAGACCTCGACATCATGCGCGGTCCAGACGTTGAAGACGAAGCCGGCAATGATCCGGCCGCGGTCGACATGAGCAAGCGCGGTGTAAGGCGGGTGGAAGCTGACGCCGATCCGGCCGGCGACCCAGGCAGCGATGTCCTCGCGCGGTTCGGAGACGATCAAATCGGCGCGCCCTTTTCGTAAAGCACCGAGCCGCCGACGACGGCCGCCTCGGAGACGGAGCCGGAGGAGCCGGAAATCAGCGCGCGGATCGTCGGCGCCAAGGCCGAGCCGGCGCCGCCGGCGGAGGCGAATTTGCGCACCAGCGAAACGCCGGGGAATTTCGAGACTCCCCAGACCGCCGTTCCCCATTTCGCCGCCGCGTTGTTTTCGACCGACGACAGCAGCGCTGTGGGAATCTTGGTCTGGTAATCCACCGAGATCCCGCCATACATCAGCGAGGAAACGCCGATCTGCGCCGTCACCCCGATCAGCTTCGAGAGCTTGGTCGAAAGCCCGTCGCCATAGCGGCTCCAGGCGCCGACCATCAGTGCGTCGATCGCCACGCCATTGTCGTTGGCGCCGACCTCGGCCTCATAGACCGTGCCGTCGCCGGCGCCGAAGAACAGCCGATCCTGCCAGCTCGCCCAGCAGGAGGCGGGCATGCCGACGAAGCGGCACCAGGCGCCGGTTTCGGTGTTCATGACATATTGATAGGGGCCGAAGGAGGACGGCAGGTTGACGATCGCCATCTGCCGCGCCGGGAAGCTCGAAAGCTGCCATTCCTGCGAGGTCGTGCCGGTTGCCGCCACCGTCTCGCGCCATGTCGGGCCGATTCTCGCAGTAATCGCCCCGAGGCTGGTGGCGCCGCGGTCGAGCTGCACCGCCTTGGTGATCGGCACGATGCCATCGGTCGTCATGATCGCCAGATCCGCGCCGACCGACAGCAGGCATCGGTCGCTGCCGAGCGGCCGGCCGAGCTTGAAGGTGCCGATCAGCCCCCAGTTCGCAATACTCGATGGATCGGAACCCTGGAAGACGATCACCTCGCCTTCCGAGGAGATCAGCACCAGGCACTGCTGCAGGCCCGTGGAAACCGGAATCGTCCAGACGTTGATCGCAACCAGCGTGCCGCCGTATTTCATGTTGCCGCCGACCGGCAGAACCGTCGCCGCGCCGCTGACGGCGTCGGTGGCGAGATACCAGACATTGGTCGAATTCTTCTCGATGAACCACAGGCGCGAGCGATAGGCCGTCACCGCGATCAGCAGCGACGAGTCCGATATGCCTGATATCATCGTCGAGGCGACGTAAGGCGTGGCGACCGCGCCCTTTTCGAGCTGCGCATTGGTGACCGTTCCCGTCACGGTGACGACAAGCGTGCCGGCCGCGGGCGTGAAGGGAAGCGACACGCGGTTGTTGACGCCGGTGCCGTTCAGCGTACCGGAGAAGGCGCCGGAGAGCGTGACGGAGCCGGTACCGAAGAAGCTCAGCGTATAGGGCGTGTTGCGGACGGCGACGTTCTGGGTGGCGAGCGCTGCCGTGCCCACCAGAAAATTATTCGTCCAGGAGGTGCCGTTGAAAAGCAGCGGCGTGTCGAGGCCGTTGACGAGACGCAGGAATTCCTGGCCGGCCGGGTTGGTATATTGCTGCACCGACCAATGGGCGCTCGCCATGCCCGAGACGACAGGCGCACCGGCAGCGCCGCCCACCGTGACGTCGAAGATCTTGTCGCCGGCAGCGGCAAACAGCCTGTTGCTGACGCCCGAATAGGGGATGACCGTCTGCACGTCGCCGCCAAGGCCGGTTGAGAAGGCAAGGAAGCCGTAGCGGGCGCGCACACGGTTGGCCTCGGGGAAGAAATTGTCGAGCTGAAACGCCGCATCCGCGGGCATATCCGCCATCTCGACATCGGTTCGCCAGCCGCCGATCGGCGCGATCCAGTCCTTGCTCGGCGAAACGCGGCCGGTGCGCCCATTCGGAGGGACAGGTCTGCGGGTCATGGATTTGCCACCGTGATCGTGCCGGGCCAATAATTCTCAGGCGCTTCACCCCTCGCCGGCAGCGAGAGGCCGACAGGGCTTGCCGCCCGGTCGGCGCCGATCGCCGATTCCTTGGATCGCTCGAAACTGGCGATCTCCTCGCCGTAATCGAGGCCCTTGGCCCGCTTCCAGCGCCAGATCAGCGAGAGTTCGAGAAGGTCTTCGGGAAAACGGGCGGTATCGGTGTCGTTTGCCCAATTCGCCGCAGTGGTCGCGCCGCCATTCACCGCCACCCAGAAGCCGGAGATATAGGCATATTCCATCGTCTCGCCCGAGACGTTCGGGTAGATGTCGAGCTTGCCGCCGGCCATGCGCCAGATCTGCGGCACCGGGTTGGAATTGAGGATCGTCTGGCGCTGCCAGGTCTGCGGCTCGACAGGGCCGTTGAGCTGCCAGAGGCGCGAGGCGTTCCAGATCTTGGCATTGGCGGCGAAGCGGTTCCAGTCATCCGGCGGCTCGGCCGGTTCCGGATTTGCACCGGTCGCCACGAACTGCCGCCGCACCATCAGCGCCGACCAGTCATGCTCGCGCACCAGGTCGCGGCCGGCGCGGGTGGAGAGGATGCGCAGCTGCATGATCTGCGGATCCGCCGAAGACATGACGGCCGTCGGCGGATCGAGGTCGATTTCCGCGCAGACGTTCTGAATGATGGTCAAGAGCGACATGCGCGGATCTCCTGTTCAGGGCGGTGGGCGTGGCGGGACAGGTGTGCCGTGTGGCCCCCTCATCCGCCTGCCGGCACCTTCTCCCTGCTGGGGAGAAGAGACAGGTGGCGGCGTCTCGATTCTCCCTTCTCCCCAGCGGGGAGAAGGTGGCCCGAAGGGTCGGATGAGGGGGCTGCTTGCGTCAGCGCATCTTCAGGCTGCTTGCCGACCTCGGGACTTGCTGCCGCTTTCGCTTTCGAGCGCCTCGAAGCGCGAGGCCATCTCCTTCATCTGCGCCTGCAGGCGGGTGACCTCGTCCTTCAGCCGCTCGTTTTCGGCGGCAAAGGCGGACGCCGCGCTGGAGTTTTCGGCAGTGGCGAGATAGGCCCGGGCGGCGGCGGTAAGCTCGTTGGCGCCCATGCCGATCTTCTGCTTGGCGGTGTCGGAAAGGGCTGCGAGCTGCTCGACGGTATAGATGTTGACCGCCTCCATCTCCTTGATCTGGCTGGGCTTGAGATAGGGCCATTGCGAAAGCGGCGTGCCGGTCAGCTGCTCACGGGCCTCGGCGCCTTCCTTGAACCGTTTGTAGGCGTCGGAAAAGCGCTGTTTGTCGTTGTCGGTCACCTCACGGTAGACCTCGGTATGTTTGTCGCCGGCGATGAAGATGCGGACGAATTCCTTGTCGGCAAAAATCGGCCGGCCTTCCTTCTCGGTCAGAAAGGTCTGTTCGACCGGTTCGAGGCTGAAGGAGGCATAGATTCCGGTGTTGTCGGGCATTTGCTGGTCTCGCTGTTGATGGCGGGGAAGTGAATGAGCGGGGAGAAGCATCCCCTCCTCGTCATCCTCGGCCTTGTGCCGAGGATCTGCTGCGCATCGACCGGCGGCAGATGCTCGGGACAAGCCCGAGCATGACGGAAGAGAAGTTTGCAGGCCTTGTTGGTAGCCATGACGGGCGCCGAAACGCCCGTTGATTGCTTGATTTAGTTCACCTTCGACAAATATGGCCGCATCAGCGTCGCTTCGAGTACGCCCGTCGCGGTGATGGTGATACCAGTGCCGTTGGCCGTCGCGTTGGCCGAGAGGGTGATGCTCTGGACGACGCCGTTCGGGCTGTAGGTGATGCCCGCAATCGTCGTGCCGCCGGCAATACCGGTGCCGGCGACCGCGGCACCGATGAACGGGCCGGAGCCGGCACTCAGGCCGGCAATGCCCCCCAGCAGGTTGGAGCCGTTGACGGTGGTTGCGGTGAACGTCTGGTTGGCGGCGGCAAAGTTGACGTTGGCGATCGCCTTGGTGGTTGCGGTGGCCGAGGCCGGGGCGCTCGCCTGACCTGCGGTGGCGGTGGTTTCGGCAACGACGAGGGCCGCCGTTGCGGTGGCCACCTGCGACGGCGCCTGGCCGTTGCGCTGCAGCCAGACGTAATAGGTGCCGGCTGCGAGCGTAATGGCCCCGACTGGGCCGCCGGTCAGTGTCGGCGGCTGGGCGGCCCCCGAAAAGACGCCGCAGCGCTGGCCGACGACGGCGGCGGCCGTCGTCAGCAGCGAAGCGACATAATCCCTGGTCCACTGGAACCACTGGCCGGGCTGAAGGGTGGTCTGCGAGGCCAGCACCAGCTGGCAATAGACCCATTCGGATTCACGATCGCCGCCGGCAATCGCGCCAAGGGCAAAGTTCGGCCCGGGAATACCGGAGCCGGAAACGATCGGGCCTTCGACGACGAACGGGTTCGCGCCAAGACGATCGGACTGGATTGTTGCGACCGACATTTGCTTTGTTCCTTTCGTGGACGATCAGGCGAACAACACGCCCTGCAGGAAGGCGTTGTTCATGGTGAGGTTGCCGGCAAAGCCCATCAGCTGGACGAAGGCATCCTGGTTGGTGTTCATGCGCTCATCGCCGATCGGCGCCATGTCGCGGTCGCGGTGCGGGCGGTAGAACAGGTATTTGGTGTTCAGGAAGAACATCTGGTTGAGTGGAGCGCCGCCACCGAAGCCGCCGTCGAAGATCACGTCGGCGCCCATGTATTGCAGCGACTGGAAGCCGGCCATGCCCTTGTCGGCCGAGGTGATGCGCTGGATTGCCTGCAGCGATTCCCAGTAGAGGCGGAAGAAGTTGTTGTCGGCGACGACGAGATCGGGCGCGTCGGAGCCGCGGACGCAAGACATATAGAGCCGGTTCATATAGCTCTGGATGTTGGCGTTGGTGGCGGCCGCGCCACCATCGGCCGAGGCCGAGAATTTCTGGTTGCGCCAGAAACCCCAGGTGGCGCGCGAGATGCCGCCGACGGTGCCGGAGGTCGGCGAGGTCGAGATCAACAGCTGCAGGCCGCCGATCTGCCGCCCGCCATCGGCCGTGCCGTCGGAATAGCAGTCGAGCGCGATGTTGTTTTTCAACGTGGTTTCGGCGTTCTCGATGCGCTGCTCGAGAAGATCGAGGATCGCATCCTCGCCCGAATTCTGCAGCTGTTCGAGGCCCGACATGGAGACGGCGACCGCAGCCTGCTTGAGGTCGTATTCGGCAGCGGTGATGACGTCGGAGGGCTGGACGTTCAGGATATCGTAACCAGAGTCAGTTCTGTTATCGCAGAGGCTCTTTATCCCCTGCTTCTTCACCTTGCGCCAACTCAGTGAAGCTCAGACTATATCTTCCCATTTGCTATGGGCCGGGATTTCGTGGGCAGATTATTCTTTCGTCACTGCCTAGTCGTTCGACCTTCCGCATCCCTCACAATCCATCGGATTGCTACATATGCGGCTTGGTTCGGGATTGCCATCATTTTGATTCAGATGCTATTATTAGAACACAACATCTGATTGGCGATAGTTTTCCCCGAATTAACCCGGTTTTTCACCTGAGGTAATACGTGCCAAAGATCACTTTGACATGTGAATATTGCGCAGCTTCTTTCGAGAAATGGCCTTCGGCGATCCGCTATGCGGAAGCCAACGGAACATCCTCCAAATTCTGCTCTAGAGCCTGTGTCGGCAAAGCCCGATCAGATGGTTCGATCGAAGCTAAAAGGAAGCGAGGCTCAACCCTTGTCTGCGAGGCATGTGGGAATGGTTTCTATCGAACCGTCAGCGACATCAAGGCGGGTCGGTCTCGGTTTTGTTCCGAGCCCTGCCGCCAGCAGGGATTTAGGCTGAAGCTGATCGATAAAAGCGCTCCACGTCCTCAAAATCTAAGGGGCAAAACAATCACATGTGTTGTTTGCGGGGATCAGGCATACCGCAAGAAATCGATGATCGAAAGGAACATCGATAAGACCTGCGGCGATCCTAAATGCGTATCAGCCTATGGCAGGTCCATGTGGGGACTTGAGCCATATTCCGAAGAGGAGTTCTTGAAGCCGCGCCCGAGACGCCGATACCGAACCACTAATTTCACGCCATTGCAGCGAAAGAAGTGGCTTGGAACAGAGTGCGCTCATTGCGGTTCGAATTCCAACCTAACGCTGGATCATATAATCCCTTGCTGTGCAGGTGGTACAAACGTTCAAGAGAATGCTCAAACGTTATGCGGCCGCTGCAACAATATCAAAGCTGCAACAACGGACAGGCTTTTGGCACGCAAGCAAACCTCAGGCGGCGGCTGCAAAAGTTAACCGCTTGAAGGTGGAATTTTCCTGATATTGCAGTTCCTGGACGATGGTCCGGCCGCCGGAGATCGGCTTCTTGCGGCCGCGGCTGTTGAGGCGGGTGAGAAGACCGTTGTTCTTCGTCACGTCGTCGGCGACCGTGCCGCTGCGGTTGCGCAGCGTCGTGGTGACGATTTCAGAGAGGTTGGGCGAAATGGGCATCGATCATTCCTTTGATCAGAATTGGCCTTTGATCAGACTTGGCCGCGCGAAAAACGCATGGCGTCGCGCAGCGAGTCGCGGATGGAGGTGGGCTGGCCTCTTGCCGCATCGCGGGTCGGGCCCGGCGCGGAAGAACCAGAGATGGATCGCGAGGCGCGGCGGGCTTGATCTGCCGCTGCGGCCCTCTGGGCGTGGAGTTGTGGGACGGATGCCTGAGCAGTCTGGCTGATCAACTGCCGGCGAATGTCCGGGCGCATCCAGCATGCGGCGTCGTAGGCGTCCTGGAGCGACGTTGCCCGCCCTGCGTTGACAAGGGCGATCATGTCCTCGAGCACATCTTCGGCGTGCGCGTTTGCCGGGTCGGAAAGGAAGGCATCGACTTGAGTTTCGGTGTCCCTTTTCCGCAAAACATGTTCGACCGTCGCCTCGACATTGAAGGCGCCGGTCTGGCGTTGGGGCTGTGCCTGCTGCGAATTCCGCTGCAGGATCTCTCCCGTCTGACCATTGACCAGGGCGTGAAGATTGACCCCAGCCATTCTGGCGACGTGAACGACGGTGTTGACGGGATCGTGGATGAGCGCCTTCTCCCAGTCGATCGCCCGGCGCATGACATCGGCATGGGTCATGCCGGCCTGGCGGACGATCGGGGTGAATTCCTCCAGCCCCTTGTAATCCTGCAGGACGCGGAAGCCGTTATCGACCTCCTGTTCGCGCTTGGCGATCGCCGCCTGCACTTCGTGGGGAAGGCTCGTGAACTGCGCCTTGGCTTCCGCCGACCAGCCGGGCGGCACCCGGCTGCTGCCGGCGGCCGGCTGGTCGCCGCCCTGCCCGCGGTTCTGCAGCGCCTGCTGCTGGGCGGCATTTGCCGCCGGCGCCTGCCCTGCCCGCGTTGCAGCGCCGGCCTGCTCCTGCCCCTTGGCCAGGAAGCGGCCGTTTTCGCCGTCGCGCGGCTGGCCTGATATATCGCCCGGTCCATTGGACTCGACGGTGTCGATCGCCGCTTTCAGGCTGTCGCGGATGCTGACGGGCCCATCGCTCAATGACTTATCGTCGAACGCACCAAAATCTTCGCTGCCGTTGCCGGCCTCGTTCAGGTCTTCCATATCCATTGGGAAATTTCCTATGTCGGGGATTGATGCCCGTTAGAGCTTTTATGCATGTCGTTATCCCGGAACCGCTACACACTTCCGGGCGACATGCATTAGGCGTTGTATTCGGCGTGCACCCGCCGCAATTCGTTGCGGATCGCCGTTCGATCCGTCTTCGGCTGCTCGATCGGCTGCGGCTTTTCATTACCGATCTCGATCACCCCGGCTGCCCGGTAGGCCGAGCGCAGCCTGGCTTTCGAGGTGTAATGCCTCCCGTCATGCATCGACTGGATATCGATGTTGTCGCTGACGAAATGCGGCGTCGGCAGATCCGACAGCGCCGGGTTTTGCGCCGGCAGGCAATTCTGCGGCCATTGGTCGAGTTGGTGCCAACCGCCGCAGACGCGGCAATAGCGTTCTCTCATGCTGTTGCTCCGAAGCCTATTGATAGGGGGTCTGCGCGGCGCGCATCTGGTCGATCGCCTGCGCCGCCATCTGGCCGCGCGCCTGTTCCACCGTGGCGCGATGTTCGATCTCGGCCTCGGCGACACTGAGTTCGGCTCTGCGCTGTTCGGCGCCGGCCTTCACCTCGGCGGTTTTCAGTTTGAGCATCTCGCCGGGTGAAGGCTGCGGTTCCGGTTTCGGCGCGGCTGCCGCCTGGGAGAGCTGGGCGCCGACCTGCTCCAGCGTGCTTTCGAGCTGGCGGCCGGCCCGGAAGCCGCGAGCGGCAAAGAGCAGCGTCTCGACCATCACCGGCACCAGCATCGGGCTCTGCTGCGCCATGGCGCCGGCCTGCTGCATGAAGCCGCCGACCATCTGCACGAATTCCATGCGGCGCTGCTTTTCGGCATCCTCGTCAGGCTCGATGGTCGAATCCGTCTCGATCTCGATCTGGAAGCCGCGAATGCTGTCGTTGCGCAAGAGCTGCACCACCTCGTCGATCGTCGGCTGCCCCATCATCTGCTGCAGCTGCGGCGGCATTTCGGGGGGCGGCGGTGCCGGCTGGCCCATCTGCTGTGCCCGCATGGCCGCCTGCTGTGCCGCCATCTGCATCTGCATTTGTACCTGCTGTTTCTCGGCCATGCTGGGCAGCCGGATGCCGCTCACCAGCATCAGCGTTTCCGGCTGGAACTGGTCGCAGATGATTTCGCCGGCAAGGCGGATGATGTCGCGGGCAAAGCGGGCAAGCTCGGCCTGGCGGTCGCGAATGCGGATCGAGCCCCACTGGCTCTTGATGCGCTGCGCCGTGGCCGTCTCCGACGCCTGCGTGTCGCCACGCACGATGTCGGAGATGCCGGTGATCTGATAGACGTCCTCGATCAGCTGCTTGCGCGCCTGCATGCAAGCGACGATCACCTTCTGCACCTCGTCGATCGGCAGCGTCACGATCGCCTTCGAGCCGCCCTTGTCGGTGAATGCCGCCCATTCCGGGATCGGCACCATCACCATGTCGTTCTCCGGCCGCATCGCCTTTTCGATCGCCGGCGAGACCGCGCCGTCGCCGGAGGGATAGAACACTTTCAGCCGCAGCTGATCGGTCAGCTTGTTGATGCGCTTGGTCAGCAGATCGATCTCGTCGCATTGCTGCTGGTAATAGACATAGTCCGGAACCGGGATCAGCGAGCTGGTCGACATCGTGCCGTAGGCCGGGCGCGGGCAAGGCCAGAAATGCGTCAGGTCGAGCGGCGGCTCGGAAACCTCAAGCGCCACCGGCGAACCGTCGGCGATCCAGACCGTATAATTCTCGCTCTTGCACCAGATCTCCCAGACATGGGTCTTGCCCTCATTCTCCAGGCGCTCGGCCTGGCTGGCGGCCTTATTGCCGGCCGTGCCTTCCGCCGCCCGCGATGCCATGGCCTCAGCGCCGAAGCGCTTTTCCATTTCCTCGTCGGTCATCGGCACGCGCCGCGCCACCCAGGTCACATCCTTCCAGCGGCGGGCCGGCGAATGCAGGAAATCCGACCAGTGGACATAATCGATGCACACACGCTCGTCGCTGATCGCCTCGGGCGGTGCTCCGCCGATCTCGCCGGGCAAACTTTCGGATAGATTGTGGGCTGCCGCCGGGTCCGAGGGCTGGACGCCCATATCGAGCGGCTCGAAATCGGCCTCATAGCGCAGCCACACCGTGCCGCGGGCGCAGAGCAGGAAATCGTCGCGCACCGCCCGCATGATCGAATCGATATCGGCCTCATCGCCGGTATAGGCGAGATTGCGCTCGACCAGTTCCGAAGCGATGCGCGCCACCGGCTGGGCATCCTTGAAGCGGCGCTCGACGACCGGCTGCGGCACACGGGCATAGACGGCCGGCTGCAGCACCGAAGTATTGGCCCAGAGCATCGGAAAGCGGCGCTTGGCCGCGCTCGTCTGGTCGGACTGCTGGTCGAGATAGATCTTCTCGATCTTGACGCAGCGGTCGTGCCAGGACTTGAAATAGCGCCGCGCGCGCTCGAGCTCCTGCTGCCAATGGGCGCCGACCTTGGCCGTATCCCAGCGCTGCCCATTCTCCGAAGCCGTTATCTCGTCTTCCATCAAACACGCTCGCTCTGTCTTGGGGTGGCATCGGCAAATTCGTTGAATGTCATCGTCTGGAATGTCGGCAGCGGCTTACGCTCCGGTTTCAGCGGCTCGGGCGCCAGGCCGGTAAAGATGATCGCGAGCCCGCCGAAAGCGTCGGCGCCGTGCGAGGCCCAGTTGTGCAGCGGCTCGTCGCGGAAGACGCCGAGATCCTCGTCCCAATCCTTGCGGTAGTTCCTCAGGCACTTGATGCCCTCGATGCAGCCGGCCTGGTCGAACTCGACCTTTGCCAGAATGCGCCGGGTGCCGTTGATGCGGTCGTGCACATAGGCGCGCTCGACCTTGCGCACCGTGCCGAGACCACGCGCCCTGACCTCTTTCAGCATGATCTCGATGCGGGTCATGCCGCCGCGCGTCCATTCGCGGACCTTGATGTCGTGCGGCATGTTATGGACGCCGTAGACATAGCCGTGCTCGGTACTGCGCCGTGCCAGCTCGTCGAGCATGCCGTCCATGCCGGTGCCGGTATGCTCGAAATAACCGATCATCCTGATACGGCCGGGCAGCACCTGGAACAGCCAGACGCTGTTGGTGTCGTCCATGCCGATATCGGAAATGGTGTGAACCGGATAACCGTCGACATGCGGAAAGACCCCGATGCGCTCTTCGGCGTCGGCCACCGCCATCTGCTCAGCGTAATAGGCGCCCTCGACGCTCGCCTCGAAAGCCTCCGCCGGTGTCGAGGGATATTCGCGCTTCATATCGCCGAGCTGGGTTTCGGCCTTTTTGACGTACCAGGCCTTCTGCCCGTCGGTCAGGGTGATGCCTTGTTCGGCAAGCTGGCGAAAATATTTGGCGAAAGCATCGCTGACGATGACGCCTTGAGGCGCGATCGCATATTGCGGCTCCTTCCACCACGGGAAGAAATGGAACTTGAAGTCCAGTTCGGTGAGCTTGGCGACTTGCCGCTGCTTGACCTTGGCATCCTCGCAGAGCGTATAGAAATGCCCTTCCTGGCCTTCCGCCGTGCTTTCGATGAACACCAGCTGGCCGGCCTGCACCGTATTCAAAGCGCCGGTGCGCACCTCCCGCGCCTTGTCGGGATATTTGGCGCACAGCTTTCCATATTCGGAGATGTGCAGATATTGCAGTGTTCCCGAGCGCAGCGACGTGCCGACGCGGATGCTCGAATTGTTGGCGAGCAGCAGTTCGGCCTGGTTGCCCCTGACGACGGGCACGGCGTTGCGGATACCATCCGGCAGATTGTCATAGGGGTATTTGACCTTGTCCCTGAAGATCGTCTGCACGTCGCCGAGCGTATGGGCGATGGTGCCGGCCCGGATATCCCGGTTGAAGACGCAGGCATCGAGCATGAAGATCTGGATGAAGGTGGTCAGACCGAGCTGGCGGGCCTTCAGCAGCACGTTGAGATAATGCATCTCTTCGAAAAACGTCATCTGCGTCCAGTTCATTTCGAACCTGACGCGCCGGCCCGATTTGTCGGTGATCCAGTAGAGATTGTTCAGCCGCCAGCGCCAGTCGGAGAACTGATCAACCGCCGTTTGGAAGTCCGCGGGTTTTGCCATTGATATCTTCCAGCAATTGCGAGACTTCGCCGGTCACGCCCTGTTCGGGCTCGGCCTTCGAGCCGTATTTCTTCGGCTTCAGCTTCTCGGCAACCCATTGGCGGGTGGCGATACGCAGCTGCGAACGCCGGATCGCCTCGCCATTCTCCTGCCAGCCGGTGGTATCGCCGGCGGCATTCTTCTTCTCGATCCAGTCGTTGCTGCGGTCGTCGGCAATCTCGACCAGCTCGTCGACGAAGCCGTCGGCGAGGATCTCGCGCGCCAGCGCATAGCGTGCCCGAAACGCCGCCTTGCCGTCGTCGGCAAGCCAAGAGAGCACCGTCGATTTCGCCGGCATATCCTCATCCCGGCAGATCGCCCGCAGGCTTTCCCGGTCGGCAATGCGGTCGCAGATCTTCTCGGCCAGTGCCTGGGTGAACTTGGTCGGTCTGCCCATGGGTCTGTTTCTGAAAGCTCAGAACAGCGCGATGATGTTGGAAGCGGTGGTCCCGGTCAGCGCCACGATGGCCGCATGAACCGGAAGGATCGTCCCGGCCGGCACGTTCCTGAAGACCACCGGATCCACATCCCGCCGCGGCGCAATCGCCACATCGCCCGCCGTGCCGATATAAAGCGCCCGCGCGCCGACGATCGCACTATCATTCGGGGTCACCGCTGCTGCCCGCGAGGCCGGCGCAATCGAAGCGTCCAT